ACTTTTCTACTTTCTCTATTATATATTCTATATAATCTCTTTTCTCAACAATAAAAAAAAATATTACTATAAGTAATAAGAGTTCTTAATTAAAATGTTATAACCTGAAGGAGAAGTAAGAGACAAAAAAAAGAATTCATACAAAATTATACAAAACATTTAATTGAAAATATGTAATTGTTTTATATATTTTCTTCAATATTCACCGTTATGTCAAGTATTGGTAAGTCATCGTCTGAATCTTCAGCAACATTTAGACTGTTGTCAGTAATGATTTTAGCACGGATAAACTCTTGTAATCTTCCTTGCAAAACGGACATCATGATAGTTATTTCAGCCGGCATGTGATGATCAAACTGATGGACTAAATCATCTAAAACATCAACCATTCCTGCTGTAGTTAATATCTCATTTCTAAAAAGAATACATTTTCTTTTTATAGAATTGATATTCATTTCATTTTCATTAAACTTTTCTTTCATTTGATTACTCATATCAATCAGCATCTGCTCTGTTGTTAGTTCCGGTTCATCGCATTCAACAACGTCGCTTTTAATATCCACATTATTAAGTATTTCAATAGTCATTTTATATTAGTTGTATCTATTTATTTTATATTCTAAACGAGTATATATATGACTAAAAAATATGATATACTGAAAGTCCGTGACAAATCTGACAGCTATTACACTAAAATGGATAAAATCTTCGACTTACCGTTTAGAATACTTATCAACGGCCCCAGCCAACGTAGTGGAAAAACGACAGTCGTTTTAAATTTACTTTTGAGAAATGAATTTTACATGAAGCACTTTAAGGGAGATAATATTTATGTAATATCAAATAATCGTCTTGACAATAAACTGAAAATTTTAGCAGAAGTAAAAGAAATCCCTGAAGGAAATATGTTTGCATACGACGAAGACAAGCTTGAAGTATTATATGAAATGTTGGAAGAAGACTTTGAAGAACGTGTCGCAGATGGTAAGAAACCTGAACCGATATGTATGGTCTTTGATGACGTAGCCTATTCAGGTGATTTAAAAAATAAAGCAGCAGGTATCATTTCTAAAATACTTTTAAATGGACGACATGTAAATATCAGCAGTATTTTTACAACACAGAAATTTTCACTTGTCTCAACAGCCGTAAGGACGAACGTAACAGGAGCAATTCTATTTTCAACAACACAGAAGGAAGTAGAATTACAGGCAGATGATTTTAATTTTTTACCAAAGAAACAAGATTATATTAATATGTTTCGTGAAGTAACAAAAGAGAAAAATAGTTTTATGGTTGTTAATCTAACAAATCCGGCGGAGACGATGTATCTTGATTCAAAATTTCAAGCAATTCTTCCGCTTCCATAATTTTAAGTTTATTTTCATAATATAGTTTTCTTCGTTGTGCTAATATTTTTTGTTTATTTTTTTGATAATATTCTTTACTTGCAGAATTATTTTGTTTATATCTCTGTCTTCTTCTTTCATTTAACATATCACGATTTTCCTCAACATATTTTTTCTTTTGTGCTTGAATTTCAGCCTTCTTATCTTGGTAATATTCAGCCCATTTTCTCAACGGAACATTTTTATTCAATAACTTATTTCCATTTTTAATATATTGTTTTTCAATTAAGTTTAAATCGTGTTTATTGTCACAGTGCACGTCTGTTATTTTTTGAATTCGCCAATTATCCCAACCGCCGTTTGCACGAATAAACATGTAAACTGGGCGGTTGTGTTCTTTATTATTTGGATTAATACAATTCGTGTGATGCTCATAACTTCGGCGTGTTAGATTACATGTAGATCCAATATAATGTTCTTCGATTGAATCGTCTTTATAGCAAATTTTATATATTAAGGCGTTTTTAAAGTTTTCCATTTTATAAGTATTCAAGATATTTTTATAAATACTTTAACGCGGTAATTAATATAAATAAAAAATATCATTAATATATATATGGATTTACACAAATTAATAAAAGATAGTAGGGAAACTTTAAGAGATTCTACGATAAGAACGTATCTTCTAAATATAAAAAGATTGAATGGCGGAGAAATGCCTAAAAGTATAAAGTTTATGGAAAATGTAGAAGAAATAAATGAAAAAATAAAGGATATGAAATTATCAACGAAACGAAATATGATCACATCTGTCATGGTTGTTTTATCTGCGATGAGCGGTGAAAAGTATGAAAAGTTAAGAGAGCGTTATCGTAAAGAATTGGCTTCACTCAATTCAGACTATGAATCATATTTGGAAACACACGCTAAAACTATGAAGGAAGAAACGAACTGGACAACAGTCAAGGAACTAAACTCTGTTCTAAAAGATTATATGAGACAAATAAGAAAATTAAAATTAAATAAAAAAGAACTTCAACCAAATCCTAATTTACAATTATTGCAAAAGGCGTTAGTTGCTGGATTATATTTAATCTTTAACAAAAATGATGGTCCTCGTAGATTGGAATATGCTAATATGAAAATAATTAAAAAGCGTAGTGAAATAAAACCAAACATTAATTATTTATTATTTGTCTCTTCAAGAACAAAATATTTTGTGTTTCAAAATTATAAGACGTCTGGAACGTATGGAACTTTAGAAAAGAAAGTGCCGACTAAACTAAATACATTAATTAACAATTGGTTGAGATATAATAAAAGTGATGATTTTTTGTTGAATAATAAAGGAAACGCTATGAGTGCAAACTCTTTAGGAAAATATATACCGATTGTGTTTCAACCGTCAGGCAAGAAAATAACTCTCAATTTGATTCGTCATGTTTTTATTTCAGAAAATGTTGAATTAGACAAGATACATAATAACAAAGCGTTGGCGGAGAATATGGGACACGATGTTCAAACTCAAGAAGGATATATTAAAATAGATACATAATGTAGTATGGCGAAGGGAGCGTGGAAACGCCTAAAATGTAAAATCAAAATGATGTGTTGTTGCCGTTTAGACTGTATTAAAGAAAATAATATCTCAATATATAATAATGGAGCAGGTTCAAAAACTAATTTCAGAAATGATAAAACCGAAAAAGAAGAAAAAAAAGACGTTGAATGAAATTTTCTTTTTAAAAAAAGATAAAAAGAAAAAAGGTAAGAAATAATTTATTTTTTATTTGCTTGATAATATTTTGCTTTTCGTATTTTATTTGCTTGATAATACTTTGCTTGTTGAATTTTTATTTTTTCTTTATTTTCAAGATTATACTTTAGATTGTAATTTGTTAATTTTTCTTTATTTTCTTGATAATATTTCGCTTTTATTTTTTTTATTTTTTCTTTATTTTCATCACGATATTTTGCTTTTTTGTTTAGTTCTATTTCCTTATTTTGCTGATAATATTCCTTTGAATATTCATTTTTTTCTTCTACGGTAATAATAGGTCTTTGTTTATTAACACAATCATTATTTTCAATATAATATCTTTCTCTCATTAAAAGTTCTTCCTTTGTATCACAGGGAAAATTCTCAACTAAAATTATTTCAACATTACCTTTTTGAAATAATTGATTAGATGTTGCTTGACATCTTTGCATTTTATGTGATGCCTTTCTCGCTGTTAATTTTTGTGTTGTGCTTCCATAATAAGTTAAACCAAGTTCGTCATTTACCAATCGGTAAATTTTCCCTTTCTGATAGTCCGGCATATTAAAAAGTATGTTTTTATGTGTTTAAATGTGTTTCTTATATATTAATCTAAAATACAACTTTAGGAAAAACTTATCTCACATAATATCAAATGTCCGTATATTCACAAAGTGGTATTAAGACCAGGTATTTATTCCCTCACTCGTTTAACTCACACGCCGCAGAGTTTAAACTTGATAATCACACCGCATATTACTCTAATCTTCGTATTGCTCGTCTTGGCGAACTTCGTGCTGACGCTGGTCAATATAATCCTATGGCTGGTTCATACGGTATCTTGAAAAACGTGTCGTTGACTTCTAACGGAAAAGTTATTGATAGTCTGCGTGAAGCTCATAGATATTTAGCATTTACCAACTTGATGAATGATAATGTCCATCAAGCATGTGTTCTTGACCGTGAGGCAAAAACTAATCTTGGTTTAGTTATTGATAGCAGTAATTCTGTAGTAAGAGCGGCAACTGGTCCATCTAATGTTACAACAACAAACGCTACAGCGGTTGATGAGCGTAATAAGTTTCTTGGATATCTTCCGCTTCACAGATGCTTTCCGGTTCTTGCTAATATCGCAGCACTTGACACCGATATGTTTCCAAACCTTACCGTAAGAATTGAGTTTGAAACTAATCCGCTTTTTGCTTATGTATCAACAACAACTACAGCATCACAGGGACAAGTAGAGCCGGTTCTCATCTGTGATGAAATTCGTGATCCTGCCTTGCGAATGCAGTTACAGAAATCATTTCAGCCGGTTGTTTGGTCATCTATTGAACATGATTTGGTTCAGATTGATTCTAAAATTACGGAAGCGAATGCTCTTGGAGATACCGATTCAGTTAAACAGGAAGTCAATCAAAAAATGCTTGGTTTCAACGATAAATATGTTTCACGAATTGTTTTTGCTAAAGCAGAAGCAGACCTCGCACGGAATGCTGTCGCTGGAAAAGCCATCGGTTTCGGTCCGTATGCCTCATACGCTGGATTCAACGAAGTCTTTAACGTTCGATTGAATGGTTCTAACCTTCTTCCTGGTCGTGGTATTCAAAACAGAAACGCTGCTCTTATGCTTTTGAGTGATACTTACGGTTCATTTGGAATGTGTCCCATGGATAATCAATTATCTGTTGGAAGTGAGAGTCAAGCAGCGAATAACACTCGTCAGGCAGGACTTCGTGACGAAACAAGCGCTGCATCGGCAACTGCTCAAGATAGACAGAGTGAGAAAGTGGGTCAGTTATCATACTATGGTATGTCTTTGGAGGATAAAGTCCAAGATTTACAGATTAGTTTTGAAAGAACTATCCTTAAAAGCACCGTTGATGATAAAAAGCAGTTGTCTTGCGGAATTGCTCTTCATGCCTTTGCTGAAGTGAGAAAGTCTCTCACGATGGAGAACGGACAGATGATGGTATCCTATCTTTAGGGAATAATCGTTTAAATATAAAATTTTTATCTTTGTAATATTATATATGAGTAATATTACAAAGGATATAATCGTAGAATTAAGACAAGAAAATAGATACGCTGTAAATTCAGGAAACAATACAGAAATAAACGGTGATTGGAATGTTGAAATAAATCAACCGATTGATATTATGGAAGGTGACGTTGTTGAAATATCAAGTGTTTTTGTTGATGATAATGCAACATCTTTAGGTTTGATAAATGTTGAAGAAGATGTAGATGGAGAGATTGAAGCGTATCAATATTTGTTTGATTGTCAGCCATCATCTAATTTATTTGATACACCTATTGATGCGAAAGCAGTTAGAGATTATGTTGGTGGAGCAGCACCAAACGCTCAACCTATAGGTAATCACCCTGATGGGAGACATTATTTTTTAAGTCAAATAACGAACACACAAGCCGGAGGAGGGGAAAACATTTTTAAATGTAATTCTTTAAATCTTCAATTTGATTCTTATATAGCAACAAAAAAATCAGTAGATATTTATTTTGTTTATGAATTTCCAAAAGGTAATAAACGAGAAGTATCTCTTATTTTAAAAAAAGATAAGTTAGCAAAAATTCAAGCAGATGCTGTTATCACGCTTAACGCATTAAATCTTAAACAGTTAATTGTTACTGATGGTAAAGATTCAGGAAATCCATCTAATTTTTCTTTTCCGTTTTTGTTTGCATCTAATAAAACAGGAGCGCAGGGCGCTGATAATTATAAAGCGCAATCCCCTGCGAATGATGAAACAGAGACAAAAATTACATTAAAAACTTCATCAAAAGAAGATAGTAGACACATGAAAGAATCAGGCGTTTTAGGATTAGGTTTACCTGCTTATACTGAAACAGCGCCGACACAAGGGTGGGAACTTGTCACAGAACCGAGAACTCTGTCACTTGTAACGAGAACTGTTCCGTTTTCAATTAAAGCTGGAAAGTATGATCCTTCGGTCTTAGCTCAAAAAATAAATCAACAAATTGTTAATGTTGGAGATCCATCTAATTCAAATATTATCGATGGTGATAAATATTCAGAAACTAAATTTTTAACAACAACAAAGCAGATTTTTGATGATGGTTCAGGAGTAGCAGGAAGTCAACCGCCATTCTTTATTCGTGAAGATGGAAAAGCGCTGACTAACTATTCTCAAGATCAAGCGACTGCGGCTAATCAGTTTTGGGTTGGAGCATCTAATTTCGGTGTGTCGTATGCTGGTAATGGACGTTTTGAATTTAAAAATCTTCATCAGTCAAGATATGCTGTCCCGCCTGGTGGGGGTGCAGTTAGTCAAGTAGTGACTGTTGAACAAATACCTAATGAAACAAATACTTATTTAGCAAATAAATGCGGCGGAATAGTATTTAAGGATTTAAGACCAAATACTTTTTGGTTTGGTGATGAATCTATTATGGGATTTTCAAAGAGTTGTTGTGCGCATTCGATAAATGCGACATTACCATTTCAGATGACAGATCCTGGAAGTGCTACGGCAAATAATGTAGTTGGCGAGTTCTTTGCTAATGGGGCAATTGAAAATGGTGTTAATACAACTTGTGATTTAAACACTTTAGATGTATTAGTAAATAAAGATGCGCCTGTAGCAGGTTCAACAAATGCCGAAGCGAGAGCATATTATGATAAACCTGGAGCAAGTATTGTCGGTCAGCAAAATAGTGTTATTCAACAAATCGCAATCTTTGGTCATGATGTTATGGACGGAACAGTTCAAGATAATGCTTATTATAAGATTGAGATTGATTGTGGTATTAATAGCGAACTTCGTGGCGCTAATCAACAATCAAACAAAGTTCAAGGTATTATCGGAAGATTTTATCAAGGCGCAACTTATACTCAAGCCGTTGGCGGTGAAGGTTCAATCCCTTATGTTCATAAAGGACCGCCTATTAAATTATCTCACTTTGGTTGTCGTGTGTTGATGCCTGATGGAACAACGGTCGCCCCTCTCGGTCCGGATAATACAATATTTTTATCCGTTACAAAACCGAAATAATAAATATATATTAATAGTATATGTCAAATTTAGGAAGAATAAGCGGAGATCATCAAGCAAGATTATTGACACACGATGGAAATCAACTTCAAGGCGTAACTAATAAAAAATTGGATACAGCATTAGTTCAGCAAACAGCAATTAATACCAAATTAGATAGTTTTTCAGGAGCAATAAATAATGCTTCAATCGGTGATGCTTCAGTTAAACTTCAAACTTATGTTTACGGACACGATGCTTCTGCTGGACAAGCAAGAGCATTGAAAGTGGACGCAACCGGCAGATTAGAATGTAATGTAGCGGATATTGAATTA